TTCGCCGCCTGGCCGGCGTCGGTCAGGTGAGCCTGCCGTGACTGGTGGCGTGGCCCGCGGCCGGCTCTGGGGTGCGCCGGCGCGCACGCCAGCCTCGCCCCCACTGTCGGCCCAGAGGGGCGGTGCCCCGGCGCCCTAGTGAACGCGGGCGTCGGGAGTCTCAGCTGACCCCGTCCTCCGGCGCTGACTGGTGAGGGACGGGCTGGCAGTTCCGGCTGTGCATGTACACGGTCGGGGTGACGCCTGATCCGGTGTCGGGGGTGAACGTGGTGCGGGCCTCGCCCTCACGGATGAGCTGCTGGCAGCGTTCGCAGATCACGCCTGCACCTCCGCCAACTCGTCCGCAGCCATCGCCGTGCGCGCGTCCCGCACCAGCTGCCGCACATACTCGGGCCGGCATAGGTCGCCCGCGTCGTGGGGCGGCACCAGCCAGTACGTTCCTGGCGGTGTGACCCGGCTGAGGTGGGGGACGCCGAGGTGGGTGCCGTCGCCGAGGCAGGGTGTGTCCTCGCCGCCGTCCCAGGCGAGGGCGGCGTGCCCCTGGATGAGCGCGTAGTACGGGATCCCGTTGGCGAGGCTGTCGCGGATGACGGGGCCCTGGAGACGGGCGGCCAGCCGGTCAGCGATCTGCGTCAGGTCGGTGCTGCCGAGGGCCGCGCGGACGAGGCGCTCGGGAATGCGTACGGCGCTGAAGCGGGCGCCGAGTTCGAGGAGCGCGACGCCCTGCGTGCACCACTCAGCGCGAGCAGCCTCGGCGCCGTCGCGGTGGGCGCGGGCCAGCCACTCGGTGATGAACCTGTCGAGCGTGGCTCTCTCCATAGCTACAGCCCCTCCACGGTCCCGGTGATCTGTCTCACACCAGGACCGTAGGGGCGGGCCTCATGCAGCAGGGGCACAGATTGTGCCCCCTCGCTCACGCAGCGAGTAGACCGAGCTTCACCGCCAGCTCCGACGCCCGGCGGCGACGGGCAGGGCTCTTGGCCTCCGTCTCCTCCAGCACGATCCGCTTCGCGTAGCCGTTGTAGCGGATCGTCTCCGGGGCGGCCTCGTGCGCCTGCGCCAGCGTGGCGAGAGCGACGTCCGGCTGCCCGTCCAGCTGGTAGCCGCGGGCCTCCTCGATCCGGTGCCGTGCGCGGCGAGGCCGGGACGGGATCGTCACCGAGTCCGCGGCGGCAGCCTGACGTACGGACTCCCCGCCGGCGTGCAGCTCGACGGCAATGGTGACGGCGTGCGCGCCGATGATGGCCCGCGAGAAGCTGGTGACGGGGTGGTAGTACGACTCGGGCAACCGGTCGGCCATGGTCCGGGCCTGGTCCCAGTACCGCCACGCTGTGCCGGTCTCGCCGCGGCGGGCCGCGGTGTACCCGGCCTCGAAAGTGAGCGCGCCTGCGATCGCCAGCACGTCATCGTCGGCGTCGGGCAGGAGCGGCTCCAGGTAGGCCAGCGTCTCCAGGTTGACGACGTCCGCAGCGTCGTAGTGCGCGGGCCCGCTGTCGCGGTGCGCCTGTGCGGCGAGCCAGGCGGCGACGCCGATCGCGTGCGGATCCTCCGACTCCTGCGCGGCGATCAGGCCGCGCTCGGCGACGCGCCACAGCAGCGGGGCGTCGGGCTGGTAGGCCACGAAGAACTGGCTGAGGCTGTAGACCTCGGCGAGCGCCGCCTGGGCGGCCCGCCGCTCGGCGGCCGTGTCGGCCTGCCGCACGGCGAGTTGCGCGTCCCGGATCAGCTCGGGCAGCAGGGCGCCGATGACGTCGCGGTGGTTCGGCGCCGAGTGCCGGGCGGCCCACGCGCGGGCGAGCCGGGCCCGGAGGTGCGCGGCCGGCGGCGCTTCGCGCTGGGTGGTCAGGGGGAAGGCGTCAACGGCGGCCTTCACGGCGCCGAGTCGCGGGTGGCCGGGGCCGGTGAAGAGGTCGACGTGCACGGACTGGTCTCCAGTGAGGTCGGAGAGGTCCCGGACGCGGAGGACTTCGGCGATACGGAGGACGACCTCCAGCTTCGGCGTCTTCAGTCGGCCCGTCTCGACTCCCTTCACCCAGGAGCCGGAGCGGCCCAGCAGCCCGCCGAGCTGATCGCGGGTCAGGCCCTTGCGGGTGCGGAGGATCTGGAGTCGCTGGCCGAACACCATGGGGTCGGCATACGGGTCCGGGGTAGCATCTGAAGGCACGGTCTCGCCCCTCTCTGTACAGGTCGCACTGCCAGGGTATGGGGCGAGACCTTTTTCGTGGGCTGGGTTGGCCGCGCGATCGCACGCGGGCATGACGAAAGGCCCCCTCCGCCAGCCTCCCCGAAGGGAGACCAGCAAGAGGGGGCCATGCCCGCACCACCGGGGTCTTCGAGCCGACGCCTACGCGCCGGTCCTGTTGTACTCGTCGACGAGCGGGTGAGCAGGCTCCGGCTCGACGCCGACGCGGTGCATCTGCCGCGCCCACCGGTCGGTCGTCCACGCGAATGCCCTCACGACGGCGTCGAGCCGGGACACCGCGCCACGGAGCTGTCCGTTCTCCTCGTCGACCCGCTTCACCGTGGCTTCGAGGACGGCCAGGTTCGCGGCCTGCTGCGCCGGAGCGGCGTTCGCGCGAGCCGCGGCCTCAGTCGCCGCAGCGGTCGCCCTGGCAGCGTCCCGGGTGGCACGGGCGACGAACCATCCGCCCCCGCCGAGAACACTCCCGGCCGCGGCTATCAGCCCCGCCCACTCGCCCACGTTCATGCGGCCTTGCCTCTCCGGGCAGGCCTCGGCGCTGGGGGGACCGAATGCTCGGGCACCCAGGCCGCCCACATGATGACCCCGATGTGCGAGGTCGCGTACCAGACGGCGACGAAACCGCCGCGCGAGTAGTCGCCGCTGAAGACGGCGACGGTGTAGGCGAACGCCCACACGGTGGGGGGAAGGAGAGCGGCGAGGAATCCGAAGCCGTCCCGGCCCACCCGCAGGAAGGCCGAGGTGCCGGTGACGAGGCCGCACACGATCCACAGCCATGCCCAGTGGCGGAGGCTACAGAACTGGGTGAGGAACTCCAGGCCCGTGGCGGGCGGCGGGTCGACGAGGAAGCTCGCGCCCCAACAGGTCTTGCCCACACCGAGGATGAGGAGGAAGACGCCGCGGCGGCCCAGCGTCCCGGTGAGCCGTCGGGCCGCCGCGCGCATCACACGCCCTTCGCGAGGGACGCCGAGTTGACGACGTCCCGCCAGCGGGCGACGAGCCCCTTCACGAGGGCGAGCACGGCGCCGACCCCGCCGGCCCCGGCGGCGTACCACATGGAACCGTCGAGGGGCTGGGTGACGACGACGCCCGCGATGAACGACTGGAGGAACGTGGACAGGACACGCTCCAGCAGGTCGCGGCCATACGTGCTCGCCGACTTGATGACCGTCTGGGTGGACGGGTAGTTGCCCATGGCTCAGTTGCCCTTCTTCAGGTCGGCGACCTCGGCGCGCAGGGCGGCGACGTCCGTGGACAGGCGGGTGATCGCGTCGTAGATCTCCCGCAGGAAGCTGATCGGCTTCCAGAACTTGTTGGTCGCGAGCGTCGTGGACGTCGAGGGAGCGGGCGCCTTGTCCTGGTCCCACACCGCGTCGTACACCTGGGCCTTGTCCATGTCCGGTTCCTCCGTGCTGGTGCTCGGGCGTGGGGCGCCCTTCTTGACCCACGCGTAGATGGCGTCGCCGGGGCAGCTGGTGGCGTAGCCGTCCCGGTGGCCGCCCAGCCATGTGCCAGCCGGGCCTTCCTTGCGGCAGTACTCGATGGCGTCGCGGGCGCCGTGCAGCTGCGCGTCCGTCGGCGTGACGAGGTCGGAGGAGCCGACGAGCAGGCACACGGCGTAGTCCTGCTCGTTCAGCGTGGTGTTGCCGTTCGCCGAGTTGCGGCGCTTCAGGCCGCGGCCCTCGTACACGTAGCCGTGCGTGCAGACCAGGAAGCTGTAGCCGATGTCGCTCCAGCCGTTGCCGTCCATGTGCTGGTCCTGGAGCATCCGCACGTAGGCGGCACATCGGTCGTGTGCACGGTCCGCGTAGGCGGTGCCGAGGTAGTGGAGTTTCACGCCGCGGCGAGCACCGCTGTACGGCGTCGCCCCGTTCGGGGTGCGGTAGGCCCGCGCGCCCCACTGCGCGCGGGTGACGAGCTTGATGGCCATGGGTCAGGGCTCCTCTACGGGGTGGATGACGAGCTTGAACGCGGCGAGGGTCACGGACTTCGCGGTGCTCGCGTTGTGGCGGACCATCAGGCCGAGCGGTACCTGCGGGTCGATGAACAGGCCCCAGTTCTTGGCGCGGAACTGGGCCCCGGGGTTGGCGACGTGGTCCTCGGTGCACGTCGAGTCGTAGCCGCTGGTCAGGCCGAGCGGGTCGCGGACGATGCGGGAGCGGACCTCGCTGTAGTCGCCGGCCTCCCAATAGACGAGGCCGTACACCGTGCCCCACGCTTTGGCTTGAGCGCACACGGGCCAGATGAGCCCTGACCGGGGGTTCGTCGCCCAGTTCGTCACCGTGTAGCCGCCAGGGTGAACGGGGTCGTGCATTCCCCACGGATCGTAGGACTCGTCGCTCACGTCATAGGGGAATCGCAGCAGGTGATAGTCATCGCCAGCCGGAATCGACTGTGCGACCTCCACCTTCAGGGATACGACGCGGACACCAGTCATGCTGCCACCATCCAGTTCATATGCCTCGCCATCAGGTCCACGTCCCCGGCGTGCCGCTGGCTGTGCACAGATGCCATGCGCCGGCCGAGTCGAGGACCACGTCACCGGCCTCCCACGCGCCCGCAGCGGGGGCGCCTGAGCTGTTCTTGAAGCCGGCCAGCCGCACAGCGGTGAGCCCGTTCTTCCCACCGACGGAAGCGACCCCGGTGGTGGGGTCGAGGGTGTGGACCGCGGCCCCGTAGAGGGCGTTGACGGATTCGAACTTGCCTGCCCATTGGGTGTTGAGGGTGTCGGCGGAGAGGCGGGCGTAGGAGTGTTGGTCGCCGTTGAAGGCGTCGCCGCTCCAGTTGCTGATGATGAGGTCGGTGCCGGTGGCTTCGAGGTCGAGTGCTGAGCCGTCGACGCGGAAGCGGTAGCCCTTGTCGAAGTCGGTGACGGTGAGGTTGCCGTTTGAGACTTGCGCGTTGCCGTCGACGTTGAGTCCGGCGAGGAAGGCTGTGCCTTGTTCGATGGCGGCGACGCGGTTGAGGCAGTCGGTGACGAATCCGCCGATGGTGGTGACGGTGGATTGGGTGGCGAATGTGGAGTCGACGTACGTGGTGGCGGCCTTCGCGTCGAGGGCGGCCGATAGCCCGGTGATCTGGGATTGGGCGACGGTGATGGGGTCGCTGCCCGCAGTGCCGTGTGTGGCCGCGTGGGTGGTGGCGGCGAAGGAGGCTGCCGAGCTGATGGCTGCGGTGCCGAGGCCGAGGTTTGTGCGTGCGGTGGCGGCCGAGGTGAGGTCGGCGAGGTTGTTTCCGGCTTCGAGGAGGCCGGTGATGATGCCGGTGTCGCCGTTGACGGAGAGCACGGCGGGCGCCGAGACGGTGCCGCTGCTGGACTCGACGGGGGCGAGGGAGGGCAGTGCGACGGTGGGTGCGGCGGCGGGCAGCGAGATGTTGTAGCTGCGGCCGGGTGCGTTGGTGAACTCTTCGTCGACCCGGTACGTCCAGCCCGTCGGGCTGAAGTCGTCGGCGTCGGTGGCGAGG